AAAGTTGTAGAGATTTGATCCCCCCCTCCCCCTTTAATGATCAAATCCCCATCGTCCATCCTCTTTAGCTGTCTTTCTGCTATGACAAGCCTTACATAAACCCTGCCAGTTATTTCTATCCCAAAACAATTCATAGTCCCCGCGATGTGGAATAATATGATCAACGGTATTAGCAGGAGTTATTCTGCCTTCGGTTGAACACTTCACGCACAATGGATTTTTCCTGAGAAATAACTTCCTGGCTTCCTGCCACCGCCAGTCATAACCTCTACTTGCCGCGCTTCCCCTTTGCTTGTTATATTCCCTATCTTCCTGCTTCCGGTGTTTCTCGCACCGGCTACCATCGGTAGCCAGTGCCGAACATCCGGGATAACTGCATGGCCGGGACAACTTTCTTGACATCGTTATCACCAAATACAAAAGCCGCCCTATTGGACGGCTCTAAATTATCTCTGGCGCCTCGCATGTATAACATCGCTCACAACAATGAACCACCGGGGCACCTAGTTTCAATGAACCAACTTTCACTAATACCATTATACCATAATTTTTCCGTCGAAAAGTCCTGGATTTTTTAAAACCCGCAATCCCTTGTCGCCCTAGTATTTGAATCATTATATACATTGCTTCTTAACAATTTCTTAATATTTTTCTTTAAACGGCTTCGCCAGTCCCCGCTGCGTTGCCAGCAGCACAATTCGGATAATCACATCCTCCCGCCACTCGTAGAATAATGAACGGGAAATATGTAATTTCAGCATCGCCGTCTCGTTCTTCATTTTATTAAAATATTTATACTCTACCAGCAATTTTAGCTCTCTAGGTAAACGCCGCAGTGAGTCATGGATAACCTCAACCCACCTGGCCTGATCGTCTTCCATTAACTCGACTAATTTCACACCTTTTTTGCCCGTAGTATCGGAAACAAATTTTTGAACAAGACTACGCAGTTCCGACTTTCCCGTCCCGGCGTGAAGTATCTCCGCCCGCAGTTCGTTTAATTCCTCGATATGCGCCTGATAGTTATATAACTCGTACTCGACTTTGCGGAATAGGGACTTTTCGATAATGGCCACTCATGCGCCTCCTTGAATTTTAAAAGTCCTTTCTTTACCAGGTCTTGGCTGCTCCTCCATAATTCCTTTATAAAAATCAAATTCATCATCATCGCACCATATTTTTATCTGAAGTCTTTCAAACTTCCGTAATTTAGGTTTACGAACATGATATAACTGCTTGAGTAGTTGAATAACGTCCGGCTGTTTATATAAAACAAAATCGTAAATGATTATCACGTGTCTTTAGCCTCTTTCAAATTCGGGACAGGAGAGGACTATCCCCAACCTTTTCTTATATTCAACTCTAGCTCCAGAAACAGGTTTTTTTGGCCATGAACAGCCGTCCCAGGTTAATGATTTTTTGCATTGCCAGCAAATAGATTCTAAGCGTCTTTGTTCAAACTTTCTTGCGATGACAAAATTGTTCTCCCTTGCTATTTTTCGCAGCGTTTTAGCGGAAATTTTTGTTGCTTTTGTTTTCTCCTTTAGAGTTGTTTTGTTGTCCGCTAAAATAGCCATCACTTCATCTAAACTCACTTTTAATTTGTATCTTTCGGAAGCCACTTTATTCCCCCCCCTGCGTTCCTCGGATTTCGATAAAAGGTCAACTCAATAAACGTTTTTACTGGTTATTTCGCCTTTAAATCCTATACCCTTTCTAGCCGGGTTATGACCAAATCGGTAAGGATACAACGGACAATTAGATATGGGACATTCCTTTACTTCTTTTGGTTGAAAGCAGGAACAGTCCAGGCACTTCTTGCGGATTGCTTTCAATGGGGTCATTTCAAGTCTCCCTCCAGTCAATTTTCACTTGTTAATTCCTAGATGTTCTACATCTTCGATCCCGCGGGCCAGGATATACTCAAAGCCCGCGGCCTCTACTGTTTTCTGAAACTTCTTCTGAAATTCGCTCTGCCTTCCGCCGGGGCGCTTAATTTCAATGAATACTGCCCTACCATTCTTCAATGCCTGAAGGTCGCTCATTCCTCGATAGCTTCCTAGGCCTTGAAGGTGATAGAATACTGTCCAGCCCGACCATCGCAGGTAGTCTTGTATTTGTTTGCGTATTTCGCTTTCGCTTAATTTTAATTTCTCCTTCGGTTTTTCCTTCGGATTTTTTCTGTACAGTGAAGTTATACCTCCTTTTCGGTCAATCGCACAATCATTTCATAATATCCATTGAAATTCTCGGTACGGATACCCCTAGCTTTAGCTATGGGGAGGAGTACCGTTCCTCCTTTCTTTTCACTATATAATTGTGTTTCTAGCAAAAAGGGGAAGTTTAACACCTGCTCCTTTCTATCTTGTCCGCTCAGAGAGCTCCCACCTTAATTGCCTTGCTGCTTCTTCCATCAAAGTTTTGTCTTTACCCTCCAGCCGCTTGGCTGTTTCCTCAAACAACTCGGCCTCTATCTCCCGCTGCCGAAGCATCTCCTCCTCACTCACAACTCCCATTACCGATAAAGTAAACAGCCACATTAACTGATCTTTATCCCCGGCCAATCTCTTTTTGACACTTTCCCATTTATCTGCCGGCATCGTACCCTGTACTAGTTTGTAATGCTCTGACCCGTCGGACTTCTTCGCCCTGACCAGTCCAGCGCCTGCCTGATGTAGTGTATTCAGCATTACATACAGCGGACGCAAAAACTCTGGCTCTTTGTAATTTCCATCCGGACCCGGATAATAAAGATAAAAAGCATTGGTAAGAACGGCAGTCCAAGCAGTGTCGCAAGCAGTGTCGCAGGGTTGAAGTTGTTTTTCTTTTTCTGTTTTTGGATCTGGGTCGTTATGTTCTTTTTCCGCATCATTTAAAATTTGGAGAAACTCATTCATTTTTTTCCCTCCTTTCGTTTTAAAAAGGTTGCAAAGTTGCAGAAAGGTTGCAAAAAGGTTGCAAGAGTTTTCCTTGCTATTACTGGCTTTGAGGCATGTTTGCAACTTTGCAACCTTTTTATTTTCAAAAACCGCAATATTTTTTTTGGTGAAAAGCAAAATTCTTAATCCATATTTAGTCCACCTAAAAAACTCTTTCCAAAAAGTTTTTTTGCTCATCTAAAGGTTGCAAAGTTGCAAAATCCCTAAAACGCTTGCGGCTGTAAGGCTAAACCTTGCAACCTTTTTGCAACTTTCTTGCAACTTTGCAACCTTTTCTGTGAAATCAACCTTGACTTACCGCGAAATTTTCAGCTATTTCCTTAATTTCATCAGTAGCTCTGCTTAAATTAATCACCAAAGCTTTCCTCGCGTCATTTCCAAACCTCTTAAAAACGTTATTATCTACGAAATAAGGCTCTTCCCGTATATTTTTCAGCATCGAAATCTTATTAAATGGCTCTCGCCCAGTTTTTTTCCGGTAGTGGATTGCCCACTCCGTATAAACGGCCGGAAACCAAATATAAAGTAAATCCGCATCTAATCCGTATTTAGTATCCCTGCCGATGGAGAAGTGTCTGTTTCCCAAATCTCCCTTGGAAACCAGGTAATCAACGTCTTCCCAGAATTGATTCAGCATATGTTCCTGTTCGCTGCTGAGTTTTACTTCCTGACAAGCTTTTTCTACCCATTTCAAGAAATCATTGTCTCGTTTAACTATAGTGTCAAATGTACCTGCACAAATAGCCCAATTTTCCGCCGTTCGGTCGGAAATTTCCTTAGCAATAAGCGCGGCCTTTAAATTTTTAATATTATCGATAACTTTTTTTACTTTGTCGTCGTCATAAAACCAATTCAGGATCAACTCATTAAACATAAAACTTGAAAACGTATGCGCGTTTTGATTTAACCAATCATACCAAGTCCGGTTGCGTTTATATGCCGACATTTGCAGAATGACACACCTTGTAAACAAGCCGTTATCTCTAGGAAGTTCTTCTCCGGAGATGGCAATTGTACCGTTAACTTCAAAACCTTTAGTTTGAAATGCCGTTGTAGTTCCTTTGCCGGAATACTGCCGGTTATAAGCGCTCCGGAAAAACCCATCTTTTTGCGTAACCTTGGAGTCATTCCGGTATTCATCAAACCATACGCCTAGGGAACTATAATAAGAAAGCGCACGGGCAATGAAGTTTTGACTTGTTTCCGCTAAGCCAATACCTTCAGTGTCTATGCCAAAAAAATTCATTATCCAGCGCATAAAAGTCGACTTACCGCTTTCCCGTTTACCGTGAACAAATAAAATTGGAAAGCATTTAAATTCGTCAAAAATATAGGTGCTTAAAATAGTTGCTCCAACCCATCCCACCGCCACATAAGCCTGATACCCTCCTACCGCGTCCCTAATTTTTTCGACGACATCGTTGTAGTCTATGGGCGTTTCGTAAACATGAGGCATAGATAAAAACATATTTTTTTTCTCCTTTCCACCGTTTCAATCTCTCCTTTCTACCGTCAGAGGCCTGGGTTTGTATCCTTTGCCGTCAATCCAAAATGCGCCGGTATTATCCGGACGGAAAACATCCTTTTTACTTTTAATTGTTACAGTGTCGAACATCCACATCTTTTTCTTAATTGCGCCGATTTTTTCCGGCATAACGATAAACTCCCCAGAATCCCTGGCAAACTCCATTTTCCAGATACTATTAAGGTCTTCTCCCCGTCCTTCAAAAATATAATTTCCGGCGGCGAAACAGAATTTCTTAAACTCGTTGAGGCCGGCCATGTCAGCAGGCTCTAAGGCGAACATATCCGACGTCTCAGCATGCTCGTTGACCAGCTGAATATTGCGTACCACTCCCTCCGGCGTGAAAAAGCTACTCTTGATATTGATGACAAAATTGCTTATTACCTCTTCATAAGACTCCCCGCCGCGATATCTAATTACTACATACCGGTTGAATTCACGCCGGATATTCAACCGCGCAAAATGCTGCGACACTTTCCGCTGCACTATCCGGCGAGCCTCTTCATCCAGGTCATCTAAAAATTCTCTGGGCGGTTTCGCCCGGGCGATAACCTGTAAAACATCTTCCCTGGTCCGTCCTTGAGCAAGTGCTCCGTCGAAGTCAACCTTGCCCTGTTGCCGCCATTCATCCGGCAATTGGCCGACTTTTACTTCAAACCCCTCACGGCCCAATTTATACGCCATAAGATAAGCCCATAGTTGCGTATCGTACCTGTCAGAAGCTTTAGGTTTATAATTAGGGTATTCCGGATTATCCTTTATTTCATTATCAAAGACCACAGTGACCTTTTTAATTTCAAATTCCCGGAGAAATGTCACCAACTTTTCCAGGTGCTTTACGCCGAAACTCGACACTCCCGGCACTGCAACCGCCGGTATGCGCCATTGGTACAATGCTGCTGCTTTATATTCTCCTTCAGTGAGCACTATGTGCTCGACGTTGGGAAATTTCTGTAGTAAGTAACGGCAATATACCTGCGGGGATATTTTCTCAAAGCCCAATTTGTGCGGACGGATGTGAATAACGTTCTTTCCCCCGCCTTTACCCGCTTCGCCTTTACCCGCTTCTGCTTGAAGACTTATGTTAAAGTAAGGAATTAATATATTGTCTTCGAGCAACTGATTATTTAGGATTACCTGCCTATCTCCGGGCGCCTTTACCAGCACGCCTGATTCCAGCAAGTCCCCTTCAGTAAATTCTTGCGCCAGCTTATTTTTTAGAATTGCCGTATGCGGGCCGAGTGAACGGAACATCAATTCATCAATCAATCCGTCGTTGAATCCCCGTTTTTTTTTCAACTGCTGCCGGTGAATATCAGTCAGCGGCAGCAGTTCGCATACTCTGGTATAAATTCTATTTGCAGCCGGTACGGTACTTTCTTTAACAGTACTTTCTTTAACAGTACTTTCTTTAACAGTACTTTCTTTAACAGTACTTTTGTTTGAAGTTTTGTTTGAAGTTTTGTTTTGCTGGGAAGGCATTACTCTGTCTTCAATAATACTAACCTCCTCACAAAGTATTTTTCTTGCTTCATTGGAAGTACAATTCAGCAGTCTTTGCAAAAAACCGGATACGCCGCCGCTTTCACCGCATTTCCAGCATTTCCACTTCCCATTTTCCTGATTAAAACTGAAATGTTTTTCATCCTGACAAAACGGGCAGGAACCTTCGCAATTGACATTTTTGTTTTTAATTACGTTAACGCCATGTTTTGCGAAAAACGACACAATATCCAGCTTATCAACAATTTCATCAATGATCATAGGGTCAAATCTCCAATTCTTCTCTCGCCCTGGCAATTCTCGCCAAAGCTTCCTTCGTTACTGTTTCCGGCAACATCTCCCGCCGGGCAATATCGGCCATAATTTCTCTCGCTTCCAAAAACTTGGATTCCCCTTCGGCTGTCAACAGACTTAAAAATTTATTAATTCGTTCCTGCCTTTCGGCCGCGGCTTCCAGATGATCACGAGATAAAACCTCGCTGCCGGGTTTTACGTCGAGCGGGATCAACTTGGCATATATCCGCCCTCCGTCTTCCACCGTCAGCAGGGCTACCTGCACCTGTCGGCGCATTTCTGCCGGATGAGCTGTCAGACGGCATAGCGCGCCGGGGTTGATAAACAGAACCCCATCCTCCCGGCAAAAGACACCTAAACCCGTATGGTCGTGGCCGGATATGATAACTTTCGCCGTAGTTTGCACATCCCTGATCAGCGTATGCCGCATCTCGAAATAAGGCGATTCTTGCAGCAGCATGGAGTGAACTATGTGAATACTTGTCTCACTCCATAAAAATGGATGAGGCAACCGGGGCGACGGCTCAAACTGTCCTCTTCCCGCTTCTGTGTCGGTATCTACGGTAAACCCGTAGCCGGTAATGTAAATCGAATGCCTTGAACCGGCTTCTTGTTTGTAAGGCTCTTCCGTCAGGTCTTGAAGCAGTTTCATCCTGGCCAGGAAGCCGAACGGCGTCCGGCGCTTGCTCTCCTGGTTGCCGGCCCAAATGTCATGGTTGCCGGGAATGGTCAGTATCGGGCAGGGTGCTGCTTTCAGTATGTCCGCCAAGTCAGCCACAGTTCCCCAGGCAGTAGCCGGCCCGTCGAAAATATCACCGGTCTGAATAATTGCTTGGACATCGTACTCTCTGGCTAATGCGTAAACCTGATGGATTTTCCCGGTTATGGCTTCCGTGTAATTATCCAGCCGCGCCGCGGGATTAGTTCCTCTAAAATGCCAATCTCCAGCGATTAAAAACTTCACGTTTTTAACACCTCACTCACTCCTGACCGCTGCGCTACTTTATAGCTCACATCAGCCGCCTCAGCCAACGGTTCAGCATGTGTTACTAAAATTATCTGGCGTCCAGTCCTGGCCGCATATTGCTTTAAAAACTCGGCTAAATTAGGCAAGTATTCGGCGCTGACCATTTTTGCCGGTTCATCAAAAATGACCGGTCCCCCCGGCTTCGGTCTAGCCAGTTCCAAAAGCGATAAGCGCAGGGCCAAGGAAACAATATCCACGACCCCACCGCCGCGGACGTCTTGGGGATCACCCGCTACCTCGGCGTCGTCGTAGCGGCTGATTACCTGCCACTCGGCAGCCGGTTGATTATTTATCTGGCGAATGTTGATCTTAAAGGTATATCCCTCGCCAAATACGGCAAGCAGAGCAGCGGTCACAGTCTCCTCAATGCACGTCTTCAACTGTTCCCGTGCGAATTCGCTGGTTTTTGTGAAAAGCATCTGTACTTGCTCAAAAATAATAATATCTTCTTGAGTACGGGTCAAGACTGCCTCTTTTTCGTTTTTTTGTTTTTTCAGCAGAGCCAACTGGCCGGCGGCCTGTTGATACTGTGTTTGCAGAGCCGTTAGACTGGCTTCAATTCTTTCCAGTGACATAATTATCAACTCCCTAACAATTCTTCCGCCCTGGTCAGCGCATCTTCAATTTCACTGTCCAACTGGGCAATTTCGGCATCCAGGTTTTCCGGTTCTACGTTTAAGGTTTTCAGTTCGCTAATTATTTCGTCGCGCTGCTTTGTATATGTTTCTAAATTAGCTTCGGCCCTGGCCTTTTCGGCCTTGCCTTTCTCGATTTGCGCTTTTAAATTATTCAAGCGTGTCATAATATCGGTCACTTTAAACAGTCTCCTTTATTTTTTGAATTGTTTGCCCGCATAATGGACAAATACCCAGCATAACCAACTGATTCTGGTAAGCGTTTCCCAATTCCACGGTTCTGTTTTCCCAGATAATTACCGCATTTTTGGACTGCTGAATTAACTTATTTACTTTGTCCAACTTGCCAGCCAGGACGGTAATTTTTTCTTTTTGGACCGCGGCGGTTCTAGTCTTGCCCAGCATATTCTCCGCCCCGTTCACTCCCAACCGGTACCGGCGAATGTCGGCGGCCAATTCAATATCCGAATCAGTCTGCTTCAACTTTTCCCCGGCGGTTAATAACACTTTTCGGCGTTCTGTCTTTTTTTTGGCGGCAAATAAAACTTCTTCAGCCTGTTCAATTCCCACCAGGCGTGCAATAACGTCTTTTACTGAATTGACAGCAGTCCCGACCCGCCCTAGACCGTCTTTTAGCTTTACTACTTTCTGCTGTCGCAAGACAGCGTTTTCAGTAACAGAATAAGCCACCTCTGCTTGTTCCAATCCCTGCCATCTGCTGATAATCGCGCCGGCTTCCAATATCTGTTCATCTGTCTGCCGCAATTTCTTCCCAGTACAGACCAGCTTCTCCCGACGCTCCATGTCTGCATTTATCTGCATAACCAATTTTTCCAACCTAGCGATTTTCTTCGCCAGCGCCGGCAGATAATCAAACTGCTTAATCTGCTCCTCTAATCCAGTGATTTCCGCCGCCAGCGATTTTTCCTCCTGCCGCCGACGGTAAAGGTCTGTATTCAACTGTTTCTGCGCATAGTCTATTTCCTCAGTTCCGGCCAGCTTCCCCAGCACCTTCGCCCGCGCCCCCGCCGACATCGACTTGCCCAGAAATGGGCCGTCCAACTGTTCGGCCAAGTTTAAGTTAAATTCCTGGTCGCCGATCGTAACCGGTTTGACGCCGGTCGCTTCCTGTATTTCCAACGGCACACTAGATCCGAAACCTTCAAGCTTTTGCTGTAACTGACCATTGGATACTTCGTACCGGTTGTAGTTTTTGCGATACCGTTCCCTGACAACTTGTTTGCCATCAACAAAGACAAGTGTGACTTTTGCCGCGCCAGCTTTGACGTTAATGAAGTCTGTTCCCTGTGGAGTATTGTAAAAGAGCCAACGCAGTGCCCGAATGACGGCAGTTTTTCCAGTATCACTAGCTCCAATAATAGTGGTTAGTTGGCCTGCAGGGGCCGGTTCAATAACTGTTTTAACGTGCGACTGGAAATTCTCCAGAATAATAGACTTAATTATTGCCTTCGACCATCCTTTCCTGAAGCCTTGAATATCTTTCTTGTACTCTGTTGTTCTTCACCGCAATTTCCACGGCCTCCGACTGACAAACCAGTATTAGTCTACACTTTGCTCTAGTAACGGCGGTATAGAGTAAGTTCCTTTGTAGCATAATATAGTGGCTTTTTATACACACCGCGACGACCAGGGGAAATTCCGAACCCTGGGCTCGGTGCACGGTACTTGCATAAGCCAGCTCCAGGTAATCCAGATCATTTTTCCCGTTGTTGTCCAGAGAAAACAGGATCGGCGTTTCCTTATCATCGAATCGCACCCAGATTCCCGCAGACAGAGTAACCGTCTCCCCGGCCACTTCAACCTGCTTCGACTCAAAATCCACTTCGGTTACAATGCCGATGTCACCGTTGTAAACGCCTTTATCATACAAATTCCTTCGGACGACCATGACTTTATCTCCTACTCGGAAAATCCTCCCGCCAGCATTGAATTCCTTCTTTTTCTCCCCGGCAGGGTTAATTAGTTCCCGCAGAGCTTCGTTTAGCGCCCTGGTTCCTGCCGGTCCCCGCTTCTGTGGTGTGAGCACCTGGAAGTCGTTTACCGCATGGCCATTTTCTAGTGCCTTTTTCGACTGAGCAATAACCATTTCCGCCGCTTTTTCGGCACTGTCGCAAAAAACATATTCTATGTCCGCCGAATTTTCCAGCGACGGAATTTTTCCCTGACGAATAAGGTTCGCACATAGGGCAATCTTGCTTCCTTGCGCCTGCCGGTAGTTGTACTCCAGACGAACCACCGAAACAGCGCCAGAAGAGATGGCGTCTTTAAGCACGCTACCTGGGCCCACAGAGGGAAGTTGGTCTACGTCGCCCACCATAACAATCTGAACGTTATTCGGGATGGCAGCGAAAAGATTGGCGGCCAGCTCTATGTCTACCATCGAAAATTCATCAATAATAAGCAGTCCCGGCCCATCAAGCTGATCATCCGCATCCTTCTGAAAACCAAACATCGGATGATATTCTAATAGCCGGTGAATAGTTTTAGCCTCACATCCAGTCACTTCGGCCAACCGTTTCGCCGCTCGGCCGGTAGGGGAAGCAAGGTAAACTTTGTTGTTCGTCGGATGAAGCTTGTTGTAGGAGGTAAGGATACCTTGTGTAATAGTACTCTTGCCTGTACCCGGACCCCCGGTGATCACTGAAAGCGGACTGGTCAATGCTGTTTTCACAGCTTCTTTTTGATCAACTGAATATTTCATCCCAGCCACGTGCTCCACCAAGGCAAACAGCTCATCCCAGTCGGCTTCAAACGCCGCATCCTGTTCCAGGAGCCGCCGCATGTCCGCCACTAAAGACGTTTCTGCTTCGTACATTCGAGTAAGGTATATGCACGGCCCTTCCCGGACGATTTTCTTTTGTTTGATCAGCGTTTCGCACGCATCTGCTATCTCATCCACCCCCACGCCGCAGCCCTTACCAAGCAATTTCTGCGCCGCCGGGACAATGTCCCTGGGTCGCAGATAACAGTGGCCTTCACCCTCCGCGGCTTCCTTTAGAACGTATTTCACGGCTGCCTGCACCCGGTATGGCGAATCCGGAACAATACCTACGGCCTGGGCAATTTTATCGGCAGTAATAAAACCTACGCCATAAAGCTCGCCGGCCAGAATATAGGGGTTTTCTTTAATTATGTTTACACTGTCCTCACCGTATTCAGTATAGATTTTAGCGGCCAGGCGCGGAGTTATCCCCTGCCGGCAGATAAGTGAAGAAAGCTCTGATAAAACTACATTTTCATTTAGTTTCTGGATAATTTCATCGGCTTGGTCAGGAGCGATTCCCTGAACCTGATAAAGCAGTTCTGGTTTTTCCCGGATAGTGTCCAAGCAGTCTTCACCTAGGACGTCCACTATTCCGGCAGCCTTAACCGGGCCGACGCCACGGGTCAGGGAAGAAATATAAGAAATGATTCCCTGCCGGCCTTTCGGCAGAAGCAGTTCAAATTCGGAAAAAGAAAACTGACGTCCGAATTTCGGATGATTTGTCCAGCACCCGGATAGCGAATATTCGTCGCCGTCTCGAATGGAAGGCATATAGCCGACAGCGGTAATAAACTCTTCACCGGTGTCTATGGAAAGAACACAATAACCGTTCGTCGAATTATGAAAGCGGACGCGGGCGACGGTTCCGCTAATAGTTTCGGTAATGATTCCGGTTTTATTTTTTTGCGCTTGCGCCATTTGTGATTTGCTCAAAACTTGCACCTCGTTTTTTTTCATTGTGAAAATAAGTACGCCCAGGTCCGGTTTTTGCCCGGACCTGGGCAATGTTTGACTAGAACGGTTCTCCACTGTTATCGGCGACGGCGGTTGCGGCAGCGCAACCAGTATCAACGTTATTGTCAACACTATCGCCATTAACACTATCGTCGCCATTAACACTATCACCATTATTTTCCACCACATAATCGGTAAATTCAATAACTGCATTGCGCATTGCCGAAAGGAGGCTTTGAGCATAACTCTTCATTGCGCTTCTCTCCTGCGTCTCCAGCGTACCGGCAAAGCTCCAAGATACGGCGGAATAGGGAACACCATCCTTGTTGGACGTTTTATAGAGCTTCGCTTTACTAATAGCGCTGAAAAAAGGCGTCTTGTGCTTGCTGGTCAACCGCCGCATATAAATATTAAAGTCCTCAAGACTGGTTGGCGGCAAGGCCAGCAAATAAGGAAGTATTTCATTTTCAACAAGCAAATACACTCGACGGATATTTTTGCATGCCTTGCCCCGGCCACCTTTTACATCGCTTCCCCAGGCGTTTAAAGGGCAGGCATCGCAGTTCCCCCCAGGTGTCCCAATTCCTATTTTGCCGTCTAACGCGCTGCACGTTGGCGGGGTTCCTGCACCAGCATACTCATTCTGCCAGTAGGCGTTTACCCGGTAATGGTCTAAAATGACGCCGGTCAGTTCTTTAACCGCATCCGGTTCCTCTTCTCCCGGAATTTCAAAAGTAGTCCCCCCACTAGATGGAATTTTAATGCGTGGAAAATCTACGGGAATGTCCTCTGAAAGGTTCGCCTGCATAACTTCCAACAGTTCCTTTTGTTCCTCCGGGGAACATAGTACCGGCGAATTAAAACGAACCGAAGGAATGATTGAATTTTCTTTTTTCGTTAACATTGAAGAATTTCCTCCTTTTTATTTTTTTAATATGTTAAATTTTTTGTATGCCGGCCAAAAGGTTCGTTTTGGCCGTCATGGCAGATAGGACAGCTTTTTGCGTTGAAAATTCATTGTAAAACTGGTCGAGCGTGAATTTAATTTCATTAAAACTATCTTCAATATTTCGGTATTCCGCCAATACCTGTTGATATTCTGGACTGATTTTCGTCCGGCGGATAAATTCGGCATCCCTGGTTTTTTCGTTGGAGAATAGGGGTTTGCCGTTTTCTCCCGTAGCAGCATTGATTTCTATCATAATATCAGCTTTTACGGTTTCCAATTCCATTTTTACTTCATCCAGTTGCCTCTGGGCGTGAGTGAGTGCTAATTGCTGCGTCTTGATTCTGATTGGATAAGATTGAATTTTATCTAACGCATTATCAATTCCCATTTCATTTATCATCTGCGCCATGGTTTCCTTAGTAGCTTTTTTAATTGCCTGAAGAATTGCGTTTTGAATATGTTCCACTAAATATTCCAATTTAAATGACCACCTTTCTAAAAATAGTCTCTACCGGTTTTCCAGTGCCGGTAAATGTCCAGCCTTTGCTTTCCTGCACCTTCACGCCAGGTGCGGGCTCCCAGCCTGAGTATCCATTACGTGTAACACATTTCTTGCAAGCTTTCCGTTTTTCCGTGGGTGAACACGAAGTAACAGAAAAGTATTTGCATGTGTTACAGGAAACCTCTTCATTTATTATTTTCATCAAATCCTCCTTTTTAAAAATTGCCGCCCTACCCTCGGATCGCACGCAGGCGCTCGATTAATGCTTGTTTATCCATGTGACATCCTCCCTCGTTATTGGTTTACGGCCTTCTTGGTCGCCCCAGCCCGCTCCCAGGCGAGCCAGGTCCGCATGGCTAAGCGGCCTATTTTATTTTTCTGTTTTGTCTACTGCCATCATTCCCTCGACATAGTAAAAAACAAACACTTGCTTATCTAAAACGTTGATAATTTTATACATAGTGCCACGCGGTAGTGTTCGGATAAACTTTTTAGCCTCACGTAAACTGGAAAATACATCTACCATTATTACCTCACAAATCCGGCCCACTTCAGGTAGGCCAAAACAATCACAATCGCCATTATTATCATCAGCGGCCTGCACCGGGTCCAGTCCCAGCGCAGTTTTTTCGATGCTTCCCGCACTTCCGGCCGGGGCAACTTACGAATTGCGGCATCATTAATCCTCACTCGGGACCACCTCCGGAAAATATCTGGTCATTCCAGCCTCGTCCCGCTCAATCACGACCATTTCCGCTTCGCATTCCTCCTCGTCTTTGGTTGCCTGTTCCAGCTTGCCTCCACATTCGCAGCATCTGTCCAAAAACAGATACTCTAATTCAGCCGCCGAGTACCATTTTTCACCGCATTTTGGGCATTGGTAACAGTTCATGCTAATGTGCCTCCTCATATTTTTTAATCAGTTCAGTAATTAAACTTTTTTCTTCTATTTCTTTCCCGTCCAGCACCGCCTCCAATACTTTCTTTTTTTCATCAAGTAGTTCTACTATTTCTTTTTCAATGCCGTTTGCAATTAAGTAGTAAACGTTAACTGCATTTTTTTGACCAATTCTGTGGCAACGATCTTCAGCTTGTACAAGTTCCCCTGGTGTCCATGGCAGTTCTAAAAATGCAACTGAGGATGCAGCCGTTAGTGTTAAACCAACGCCTGCTGCATGAATGTTGCCAATGAATAGTCGAATTTTTGGATCATTTTGGAAGGACTGCACCGCTTTGTCCCGCCCTTCCGCAGAAACAGAGCCATCCACTTTTACCGCTATATTTCCAAAAGCCAGCATTAATTCGTTTATTACGGTTTTATGTATGGCAAATATAATAAGCTTATTTCCATTGTTACTTTCAAAGAAGTTCCCAATCCATTCTATGGCTTGTTTCATTTTACCTTTCACACATAGTTGTTTCAGTTCTTCAATCCGTACTAAGTGCTCTGCATTTTTAGCTTTTCTAGCGACTTCTACTCCTTTGGTTTCTGCTAGATATTTGATGAAATTTGCTTCTGCTTTGGCATACTCCTTGCTATTTGAAGTTTCCATTGGAATGTAGGAATAAATTTTTTCCGGTAATTCTTTTAATACCTCTTCTTTTTTATGTCGGATCATTATGGATTGTAATTTTCGATGAAGCTCCTCTTTGTTCGCCGCTCCAGAATAATCCCATCCATATCCTGTATATCTAGCACAGCAATATTTGTTGGCGTAATCCCAGAAGCTGGGGAATAAGTTTTTGTTAATAATTTGGAGGGTGGTGAAGGCTTCAATTGGTCTATTTACAATTGGAGTTCCCGTGAGGGCTATTACGTGGGGAATTCCCTTAGCGAGCTTTCTTGTGGCTTTCGTTCTTAATGCTTTTGGGGATTTTATAGCGGTGGATTCATCTAGGATAATAACTTGAGAGTTTATGGCTTGTAGTGTTTCTACCCATCTGGAGAGTATGTCATAGTTGATTATTATAATTTCTTCTGTTATTTTATACGGTTTTGTCCCTTGTAAAATTTGAACTTTTTGGTTACCGGATAAGGTAGTTTTGATCTCCTGCTCCCAATTTAGTTTTAGAGATGCTGGGCATATTATGATAACTGGCTTTTTTTCTGGGTGAAGTTGCAGCCAAGCTAGGGCTTGAATAGTTTTTCCAAGTCCCATTTCTGATCCTATCAATGCTCGGCCGTTTTTTTTCTCAAGAAAGGCAACTCCTTCCTTTTGGAATGGAAACAGGGTTTTTTTCAATTCTGGAATGTTTATTTCTTTAATTGTCTTTTCGTTCTTTTCGTTTTTTGTAAGGTTTGCAAGGAATGTGTTTAAAGCCGTGTCAAGTTTAAATCCTGCCTTTTGCAGAATTTCCATTGCCTCTGTAGATACTGGAGCAGTCCAGTATTTCTCACTTCCGTTGTTTTGAAATTTTCGGCCCGGAATGGCCTTGACTGTCTCTAATATTTTCCAGTCAAAGTCAAACCGAATTTTTATCTGTTCAAGTTCAAGTGTTGCTTTATTCACTTTCACCCTCCTCCCATAAACATTTATGGTTTTCTGCAATTTTTCCTTTTTCCATGCCAATATTGTTATATTGACACTGTTTACATACTCCCCAAAGTATGTATTTCTGGTCTTTTGGGCAATAGTTTGCTATAACATATACGCCTACGCCGTCGCATGTAGCTCGTTCTTTTTTTATATTCATTTTTTTATTTCCTCCTTCTGGCGGTAGGTCGCTACCCTTTTTTCTGGCAGGGCCGGTTTTACCGGACGGCCCCAGGCCGGGGAGATGTTAGATAATTTAAGAAGGGTTTCTCATTGCACTAACCTCTTCGTCCGTAGCTAGATTAAGACGAAGGGCCAGTGTATATAAACTCTCGGAATTGTATGTGTAAATGCGACCGTCTTCCTTATATTTTACGCAGTATCTATTCTTCCAACCCTTAAAAACTTCCCCTTCCGGGAATTCTTCCCGGAGACGCCGAGTAAGTTCCGCACATGTAAATTGCTTAAACTTTGCCATTTTCTTCTCCTCCTTTACCTAGCTTTTTTTGCCAGGTTTGGCGGTAGGTCGCTACCCTTTTTTTCTGGCGGGGCTTTTTCGGCTAACCCCAAGCCTCCGACTGACTCACTAGAAAATAGTTTTTTAATACTCACATTCCTCTTTCTAAGTCTAGTAATTGTACCTTTGACGCCCTAATTTTCCCGTTTGTGTTGTATGGAACACAAATGCCTACGAGCCACTCCCACCGAATGAGACATCTCCAAACATCTTTGATGAAAACGTTTTCCTGTAGCCACTTGCGAGTGGCTACGTTAACTCCGCAACCACACTCTACAGTGCGGTCAAAGTCGACGTTTTCTTCTATTATTGAGCCCGCTTTTATTTTCCATACTGAATTAGGTTCGTGGTAGAGACCAAATATTTTGTACACAATTACACCCTCGTTTGTTGTTTCAAAGTTGTCTTTAATAAAATCGATAGGAGACAGTAAACCTTTCGCATTAGAAAGCTCTGCTCCCCGCAGGTTTGCTCCCCCTAGCTTTGCTCCCCGCAGGTCTGCTCCCCGCAGGTTTGCTCCCTCCAGGTCTGCGCCCCACAGGTTTGCTCCCTGTAGGGCTATCCTCTCAGCGCTTACCCCTTGCGTTGCCACCCACTCTTTGTGAGCGGCTATTTTGGCGTCTAATACGTCTTTTTGCATGTGTACTTACCTCCTTGTTTGGCGGTAGGTCGCCACCCATTTTTATATTATCATAGTTTATTTTAGTTGTCAATAGTTTTTTAAAAAGAAGTTTTATTTTTTTCAAGGAAATTTTTCAGGTCATTTTCTTGAATGCGATAATGCTTGCCAATTCTTACCGCCAAAAGTTTTTTCTCCCTTATAAGCTTCCATATACAAGTTTTTGGTAGTGAAAAATATTCAGCAACTTCTTTAGTGGTAAAAATTCTTTCCATAGAAATACCTCCTCTTTGTTATTTATACTTTATAACAGTTTATTATTATTGTCAAATAAATTCCGGAAAATAAAAAAACCGCCCCGAAGGGCGGGAATGTTTAAATATTTTTTGTTAATATTCTGGAAGCGCCTGGGGTGTAATTATCTGACGATAGACAAAATCTCTATAATCATCTGGAGATTGTATCAACGACTGTTTGTCAAGAAGGTCAGTATTTCACCTTATACACCGGAAAATTCATCGCTTTTACCGCCTTCATCGTCTTATCCGCGCCGGTTTCGTAATAATAAGCTCCTACCTGCACCCGGTACAGTGGCCAGCGTTTCAATGTCCATGATAAATCAAGCAATCCCTCCCCAACGAAGTTGGGGTGAATGTTCACCTCTCGCACATGCCTGAAAAGTTCCGCTTCCGCTTCTTCCGCCGTCGGCCAGCGACCTTCCCTCAGCCGCCAGGCGGCGTAGATAAGCGCCAGGGCCCCCGTGGCATGAGGAGCGGCCATGCTTGTCCCGGACAGTAGCTTATACCCGCCGCCCAGCCAGGCGGAATAAACCTCGGTACCAGGCGCGCCCAGGTCAATGCCGTCGTAGGAAGAGGAATACTTTGCACATGTCGCGTCCCGGTTCACGGCGCCCACCGTGACCGGCTCCCACAGGAACCCCGGCCAGTTGAATATTTCCTCCGTCTCCGGATCCCCGTCTCCCGCGTTGCCGGCGGAACAGACAACAATCGTCCCCTGGCTGTTCAGCCGACGAATTAAATAATGCATCACCGGCGAATACGGCCCGCCCCAGGAGCAGTTGACGGCGGCGATCCGGTTCTCTCCGTATGCTTCTTCGTTCCAGCCAACCAACCAGCGGAAGGCGTCTTCAAACTGAAAGCCAGTACCTGAACCGAAAACCTTCAGCGAAATAATTTTTGCTTCCGGCGCCATGCCGCACGTCTTGCCGGCAATAATTCCCGCAACATGAGTGCCGTGGCCGATTTCATCAGTATTTTTATCGCTGGTGAAATTTTCCGTCCGGATAATTCTATTCTCAAATTCCGGATGTCCTGCGTCAATCCCCGTATCAACTATGGCCGCGACGGTTCCCGCGCCTCTGGTTTTCCGCCAGAAGGATGGCGCGTTAACCATATGTACGTTCCAGGGAATTTCGGCTTGCGGTGCAACGTCCTGGACTTCATAGGGAAAAAGCTGCGGGAGAATTTTATTCATCAAAATCCACCTCTTTCAATAACTCTAAACGGTCGAGCCAGCACAACACTTTTTGTTCGCTCCCATTCAACTTTCTTATTGCATTTTTTCAGCCTTCGGATCAGCCAGCACCTCATAAGCACCGGCTGCCGCCAGAGCCACCAGGACGCCGTTTAAGACGGCTAAGCCAATGTGCTCCAGGGTAAGCCTTCCCTGGACAAAACAAACGAATCCCTGAAGCGCCCACGACCATGCCAGCGCGTACAGGCGTACTGACCAATCCGGCAGCTTCGATTTAACGACGCTTTTCGTGAATTGTACGATCAGCGCAGTCACGGCCACCATGCCGGCGAAGGTAGCTAGGTAATCAATAGTAATGAATTCTTGCAGCATTTTTACTTCACCCCCTCCCCACCACGTAAACAATCAACCCTATGCAAACACTGCTCAAAAACGTTATCAAAACAGAAACCGCCCACGTGGGGCGGCCATTCAACTTCTGTTCTATTCGCTCCAGCCGTTTTTCGATTTTCTCCAATGAACTGTTTTGCTTTTTTTCATGTGCTGAGAGCCAACCTTCGATGTTTTCAGTCTGTCTCTCCACGTAGGCGACACGTTCCACTAATTCAGCCAAGTACCCCACGTCCCTTCCCGCAAATTAAAAAGCCGAAATTTAGTCATCAATCTTGGCAATGTTTCTTATAGTGTTTCAAAACCCGCGTGGCAAACCTCATCCCGTGCTCCTGATGTTTTTGTTTTACTCGCCACGCACAATATGGGCAGTGCCACTCCGCCCGCGTTGTGCTTTCTCTGGGAAATTCCTTTAACGGTTCAAAAGAAACACCTCCTATGATAAAAATTAAAGCCTCCACCCGGCGGCAATCAGCTTGAGCCGCCTTTTAATTCTACGGCGCATGAGGAATTTGCGAAGCATTGGACAAAACCTCCTTTCTTCTTTTTTAGTCTACCGAAACACTTTTCACTTTTAATATTGCTGTATTGTTATAAGGTGCAAACCCTATTCCCAGTCTGTCAACGGTTCCATAGTTAGAATTATATATAGTGCTCCAATTAGTTCCGTTATCGCTTCTCTCGTATAAACAACCACCAGCTTGCTTTAGGTTGAGTCTAAACCAAATATCCGTGTTGGCTGTATATGATCCTACATTGGAGTTGCGATTCGTGCCGTCTTCGTAAATACCAAGCGTTCCATTGTTCATAAAAACCCCATAGTGCATATGATAGTGACTGTTTCCCCAGTACAAACCTCCTCGACGCCAGCCCAACATCCATTGATCAGAAGACACAGTCGCGGCGTTCACTTTAAATACCGCAGCCCATGCCTTGTTCGATCTCTCCCAGCGATGACCACAAATAAATTGTTTATCCCATGCGTTCGTAAACATACCGTAGATATTGAGTATTCCAGAAACAATGTCAACGAAACAATTACCTTCTTCTCGCCAAAAGAGATAATTAATATCCGCAGAAAAATCATCAGAGTAAGCGGTATTAAGTTGTGGCCCGCCCCCGCCCCCGCCGCTTGCCGCAATCGTAATTTTCTTCTGTTCATCATCCTGCGTAAGTGTTACGTTTGCGCCAGCCTCCAGGGTGACATCACCGGTAAGAGGAGTCGCGCCGGTCTTTTTTAGACTGCTAACCCTGGGAACGGATATATGCGGGTCGGCGGTATGACGGGCTTCGTTGTAGTATTGCGGGTGATCATCATCTCCCAGCCCAGTCAGCGTCCCGTGGTCATGGTTATGCGCCAGTGGTGCAGGCGGTTTCTCCGAAGGGGAAGAAAGGCCACTCTCAATGTCCGAATACATTGCCAACCGTTCCAGCAATTTGAGTATTTTTAATTGCCGTTCCGTGCGGATGTGGTTCAGATCAACCGTGCAAGTCAGATGTCCCGTCTCATCTTCCTCGACGGTAAAACCCTTAACCCGCATACGCTGATCAATGCCGAGCGTGTCAGACCCCGCGGGGCTGATTGTCGCCCAGACCCAGTCGCCAAGCTGGTAGTCCTCGAACGGTTTGAACGGCCACCAGTCAACGCGGGTCTGGATACTCCACTGCGCCGCGGCGGTAGTCGCCAGCATTGAATTGCCGTAGTTTTGCAACTGGGTCACGTCATTTGGAATATTTCGGGCTTGCAAATACCCTTCCCTACGCCCCCAAATTCCGGGGCTGTCAGGGTGTGCAACTTCAACAACGCTGCCGGCCTCGCCTTCCACCAGAACCACATTTTTTATGCGGTCGGTGGTGCTCTGATCAGAATAGTCAAGCAATCCCTGGGCGGCGTGATAGCGAATCTTCCAGGAACGGTCAACCCCTTTGTCTTTATACGCTTTCAGCTTTAGCGCGGGCGTCATTTCCAGGTCGAATATTCCCATGCTTTCGCTGAATTTTGTCGCCACGTCCAGGAGAGGCGTCCCGGCGTGAAAACTAATGTCAGTCAGATCGTCCCAGGGGTTGCCTATGCTGTCATGTGTCGCCGTGAAGTCTATTTCAATTTCCGGAAGTGCGCCCCGCGCCTGCGCCTCCTCAATAAGCGTTTTAAAAATTGCCGCGGCGTGAGCTTCTGTCCAGGAACGCTCCAAATTACCTGGAAGCGGCATGCTTTCCGGATATACCATGGCGCGTTCCAATATGCACAAAACGCCGCGTCCCGAACACTCTATCCATTCTTCTGACGCGTCGCCTTCCGCCACATAGACCGGTGCTTTATTCTCGATGATCCACTTGAAATATTCAATGCCGTTTATTTTGCACGAAATATAATTTTCATTGGAAATTAGCGTACGGTCGCCTTTGGGATCGCGTCTGCTTATGCGGAATTTACCGCTGCCCATTCCGTTCATTAACGCCTGGAAAGATTTATTTTGTGCCGCGTCAAGTAGTGCGATTGCCAGATTCGGATTATTTCTATGACAGACATAGAATTCCAGTCCGATGTTTGGCGTTGGAACGGCGTCATAAACCTCAAGGCCAATGACGTTGCTGTCCCTCACGCCTGGCGGGTCGGGTGTGGTGAGTCTGACCTTCACGGGTCCGGAAACGGCGTCATTTGGCACGGTAAAGGTAATTTGTTGCCACGCCCAGGAAATAATTCCGCAAATCTGATCGTTCAGATAGACATAGCCGCCGTAACCTCTGGCTGCCCTATCGGGGTTTTCCGGATCGCTTTCGGCCTTCGCGCCAAAGCCATTGCCGTAAATAGTTACACTGCTGCCCTGGCCGGCCTTAGTGGTGCTAAGATAGGCAATATACGGGAACGGGGGATCGTCCGTGATATTCTCGTACTGATATAACGCCCGTTTCTTTGTCCAGTCCGGCCCCCACTTCGCTACGTTTTCAATTTGATAGAGTACGCGCTTCTTTGTCCAGTCGGGGCCGTACTTGGAGACATTCTCGTACTGATAGAAAGTTCTAATACTCACGCCAGCCTGGACGGTCAACTTCCTGGCTGACGTCCAGTCGCTGTCGCCTGCCTCATTGGTCGCTTTAGCCCGCCAGTACCAGTCGCCATTGCTCAGGCTTGTCGGCGTCCAGGTGCCAGAGTCGCCGTCCGTCAAGCCGATAGCAGAGCCGGTCTGTTTATTCGGGCTATTAAAAGTGGAAACTTTATCTATTTCAAAAGTAATTGTGCCGGATAGAAAACCCCCATATTCCACTATCAGATCCGGCGTGCGGTCTTCAGTTGTCGCGTCCGCGGCCGGTTGTTTTAGCCAGACCTGCGGAATTTGAAAATATATGCCGGCAAATCTGTTCACTGCTTATGCCACCTGCCTATCACCTGCCCTGTTAGCTACCTAAAAGCGTGCCGCTGAAATTATGCGCCGTGCCGGAAGTTTGAATCACAGTAACTTTATAAACTACGCCATTTGATGTTGTTGCTAGACGATCATAAAAAGTCGCCGTCAATTCCTGAACGGTTGTTCTTATTGCGGCCTCGAACGCGCCGCCAATCTTAAGGGTATAAATTGCGTCAACTGGCCCCTCGGCATTAAAACCCAATATTTTTTTTGAGCCATCGCCGGTAAAGCTGACCAGATCGGTCTCAGTGTTGTGCGCTACTGAAATAGCATTTGCTTTTGCCAATGCCATTCAATCCACCTCCTAAACTAAGTAACAAGCTACGATAGAATAAGTAATGCTGTCCGTTTCATTCGCGTGGTCAATTTGTATCCGCCAATTTTTGGGTATAATGCCCTGCACCGGGGCCATTTTCCAGCTTCCGGCGGTCGCTGCGCCAGGGTAAACTAAGAAGGCGTGCTGGCCGGTAGCATTAATCGTTAACGTTCCGAAACTGTACACGGTTACGTAGTTTGAGCCGATTTTTGCCTGAACGTTAATTGCGTCTATCTGGCCGGCAGGAGAACCAACGGCGGTCACATCTAAAAGCAAAGCAATGCCTCTGGCGTTATAATTCACCTGATCTGCGCTGTTCGTATCTCCCGTCCGGGCTGCGCTGGCCAAAACAATCACTTCATGGTTGTTACGTTCCCTGTCCCAGGTTGCGCCGTTATAAAGCAGTTTTCCCGCGCCAGCAATTGGCGAAGTCGGGTTTGCTATTCCGTCGGCCAGGGCAGCCGCCGCCGGCAGTTCAGTATCGGCGGCAACGGAAAGAAGTCCGTCTGCATTAATCGGGAGCAGGACAGGCGTTCCGTCTCCTTTGAAACCGGCCGCGGCGGTAACGGCCGCAAATGTACCCGCTGAAAGAATATTTATGTCTTTGATTAGCTGTAAAAAGCTTTCATTTTGCCTCAATGTTTTGTCAGCCACTATTCAAAACCTCCTCTAAGTCCAGCTGCCAACTGTTGCTATTACCCTGGCCTGTTTCGGGCCGAGGGTCAGCAGCGGCGGG